AACTCTAATTTGGTCACCAACTAATGGTGAACCTGGTAATGTAATTGTAACTGCACCACCTGAAGTATCTACAAATACTCTATCATTAGCTGCAATCGCATATGGACTATCTGTATTATCAATACTTCCCCAAGGATTACCACCACCTAAACCTGTCCATTGTGTTCCGTTATAACCTTCCCAAGTTACTAATGTTGAGTTATATCGAATTGCACCAGTGTATAATTCGCCACCTGTAGGTCTTTCACCTGTTGTACCAGTTGGTGGTACCCAAGCACCTGTACCTGCTTTATCTCTTGTTAAATAACCTCTTACAGCTCTTTCTGTTGGAACTGCCGAGTTAGCGTCATTTGATAAAGTTTCGTCTGTACTAAATTCATTAATTGTTGCACCTAATTCTGCACCAATAGAACCAAGTTGTAATTCTGATAAACCTGAAAGGTCAAAAGCGTCTGCGTTAAGAGTTGCAATACCTGTTGACTGTTGAATTCTGAATAAGTCACCAACTCTAAAGTCACCATTTTGGTCTGTAGATGAGTAGTAAACACGGCCACCATTTGTTTCTGTAACTTCATCTGCTTGGTCAGCAGGTTGACTTGGACCGCCTGGATAGTTTGTAGTAATAAAGTCACCAGTACCAATATCTAGGAAGTCGTGTCCAGTTAAACGAACATTTGAAAAATCTTCAGTAACATCACCTTCTTCATCTTCGGCAATTGCTCTGCCTGTTGTAACACTTTCTGTTAATCTGATTAATGCTGTTTCATTACCTGTATTTGTTTCTGAAATTGCTGAAACTCTATAGTATTTGGCAGTATCACCAGCAAACACAACATTTGAACCAACTGTAATTACAGTCGCACTACTTAATGTTCCGTCTGAGGACTTAACTGCAATAAGTGGACCAACTTGTCCTGTTTGAGCAGCTGAACTATCACCAAATGAAGCGTCTAATGTCGCTTGAAAAGTAGAACTGTCATCTTTTGTAATTGTAACAGTTTCACCTTGTTGAAAGTTACCTGTTCTGTTTTCAATGTGAATGTAATCTAATGATATATTTGTTCTTATAATTGTAGCAGTTGCGCCTGAAGTGTCTCCTACAATTGCAGCCGCTGTTGGTGTACCTGAAGTTGAAACTGTGTCTGCAATATCACTTTCAGTAGCAGCGCCGATAAATCCTGCCGTAGCATATTTTAACATCTCACCACGAGCTTGTACTTCTACAGGACTTTCTGCGGCTAAAGTACCGTCTGCAACAGCACCTTGTTCACCATAAGCAGATGAACAGTTTAGGCCTCTTATGAAACCACCTGATTCTGCGTGATATGAAATTGCATTGTAGTAAGTAAAGACGGACACCATCTCACCACGGCCACCGCCAATTGCGTGAACACCTTTACCATCTGAGTTAATTTGTGTAAAGTCATTTGCAAGAATAGATTTATTACCTGCACTATGTAATAAACCATCAATCTGAATACCTGTTGCATTTGCACTAACTGAAGAACAGTTTTGTACATATGGAGAAGCAGTTGAAATAGAGCCACTAGGGTCTAATGAAACAACAGCAGCTTTACTAGTACCACCAGCTGTTGGTGTTCCTGTTAAACCTTTCATTGTCATTTGAACAAGGTTTGTTTGATTGTTCATTAAGAACATATTGGAAGCATTATTATCTTCTAATGTAGCAACATTGAAAGTTAAATCTGTAGAAGAACCTAATGAAGAACCAGGAATTGTAATTGTTTCTGCAACAACATATCCATAACCACCATTATAAATGGTTACCGTTGGTGTAGATGAACCATCTGTCACAACATTTACTACAATACCATCTCCACTTTGAGTTGAAGAAGATTGGTGTACATAATTGTATGTGCCTGGAGTACCACCAGTACCACCTGAAATACTATCAATTGTTGCAACTTGATGACCTGTGCTTGAAGCTGGTCTAATTTCTGTTCCTCTTAAACTTTCACCTTGTACTGTAACACCAGCAGGAACTCTTAAAGGTAATGTTTCTCTATAAACGCCGTTTTTAACATATATAACATCACCAATTGAAGCAGATACTACTGTGATTGAAATATTTGAAGCACCACCAAATCCTGTTGTAAATGTGATTACATCGCCAACTGCGTGACCTGAACCACCATTTGTAATTGTAACTGTCGGTGTAGATGAACCATCTAAAATAACTCTTGCTTGAACAGCTGTACCTGAACCTGTTGTGCTTGTTTGTGCAATATCGTAAGTACCTGGAGTACCACCTGTACCACCTGTAATTGTATCAAAACTAACAACATCTCCTGAAGTAGCTTGTTGTAAAGCATAGTAAACTGTTTTAAATGGTAAATATTGTGAACCTGGATTACTGTCTGAACCAGAGTTTGCAACATAGTAAACATTTTTACCTTCAGCATTTGACCAAATGGGGTCTGTGCCGTCTGTTGTTAAAACTGAACCTACTGTACCGATAGGTAATCTTTCTGAAGCGGCCGCACCTTGTTTTATTAAGTCACCTCTTGTACTTAATACTGCACCTGTATCACCTTGTGCAACAACTTGCCATTTAGTTGCGTCTGAATCCGGAGAAACATTTAAAATTCTGTCTTGTATTGCAATATAACTTGTTGAAGTTAATCTTACTACATCACCAATATTATAAGTTGTAGCAGCGTCATAAGCCGCTCTATAATTAAATCCTTCAAGGTTTAATGTCCAGTAAGAAGAGTTTACCGTACCATCTGTGTTTGATGGATATTGATTTGTATGATTAGCAGTAGCAACATAATTATTACCACCATATTTTACAGTATCACCTGTTTTGTAAGTTGTTCCGTGAGAGTAATCTCCTAATGCTTTAAAACCTGTTGTTACAACATCCCAATAACTATTATCTGTAGGAGTGTTTCCTGAACTTGGCGTTGAATTTACATAAACATATGTGTAACCACCGTAACTTACAACATCACCATCTTGGTATGTTGTGCTGGCATTATAGTTATCTTCCCATTGTAATCCTTCAGAATATACTTGCCAGTTTACGGATGAACCATCAACATTTGTTAAAGAAAAATCTGACGGTGCAACATGAGGAGTTACACATTTATACTGATATGCACCATATTTAACAACATCATTTGTCTTATAGTATAATGAACTTGCCCAATCTCCTCTAAAATCTAATCCATCTATGAATAAAGTAAAGTAAGTTAAATCAATATTTTGGTCACCACCTGAAGCTGATGTATGTTCAGTTGTAACTCTATATTGTCTACCACCGTATTTTACTAAATCATTTAATCTGTATTGAGTATCACTTGCATAGTCACCTCTAAATGTAACACCATCAAGTAATTGCTCAAAATTTGATTGATTTAAAACTGCACTAGAAGAAGTATGTGCTGTCGTTGTACGATATTGTTTACCACCATAAGATACAACATCATTTAATTTATACCATGTAGCATCTGCATAGGTGCCTTTAAAAAATAAAGCCTCGGCTTGTAAAGACCAGTTAGTTGTATATGTTGCTGGACTTGTATAGAATAAGTTTTCGTTTGAAGGAGATGTATGATTTGCTATTGCGACATATGTATTACCGCCGTATTTAACCACATCATCAATTAAATATGATGTATCAACAGCCCAATTGCCTCTCCATTTAAATTTAATTCGACCTAGTTTAAAATCTGCCATGGTTTACCTTTATTAATACTATTTATACAAGTTAAACAGCTGATTGCCAAGATGTTGACGCTACAGGATAAGTTGAACTTTCTGCTGTAGTGAAGTCATCACTTGTCAAGGCCGTTGCCCCTCTACTTCTATTTTCCCTTTTTATAAAATAACCATTATCATCTATATAATAAGTTGCGTCACCATTTTCCATTCTAAATTGATGATAAAAGTCATTTGTATTATTTTTATATTTTTTGTCTAACTTACAGATTGCGATTTGAGCACCTGATTTTGGTTTTGCTATAAATGTAACTGTCGGTGTAGAATAAGTAAATTGTTCTTTTAATATTTGTTTTACACCATCAAGATATACACACACTCTTGTATCATCTAAAACTGGTTTAGTCATTGTAAAAGTAAGAGTTGAATCATCACCTGTAAAGTATTCCGTTTCACCAGCTTGAACAAAAGGGTCATCCTCTGTATATTCAGGCTGTCTTGAAATTTGTGTTGCACCAGTTAAATCTGTTGGTGTGCCGCCTTCAAAATCTAAAGTTTCTGTACTATCTTTATCAACCTTTGTGTAATATAAAAGACCCTCAGTTGTTCTTCTAAGAGCGTGAAAACCCTCTTTAGACTGTTGACTTTCTGGAACTACATATCCTAAAGTTGCCATTAACTAATCTCCAATATACTTGCAAATGCTTCAACATCTACAGACGAACTGTCTGGATTAGGGTCAGCATAAACTCTGAGAATATCATTATTCTCTAAATTAATTGGTTTATCTAAAACCAGTGTATTGTTAGTGGCCACATTTAAACTTCTACCTACATGAAAAAAAGTTGAACCACCATCAGTTGTAACTTTTACATTTACTTTAGCTGCGTTAGTTGAACTTTTATTAGAAATGTATAAGGCGTGAACAACTGCCTGAACCGAACCACCAGCGGTGTACATATCTCCTGTTGCGTCATCTAAAACACCAACATCTAATCCAAAATTTTTAAATGTACTTGCCACTTAATTATCCTCCGAAAACTATAGCATACGCTAATGCGTCACCATCCATTGCTATGGTACCTGATTGATTAGGTAATGTAATTGTTCTATCAGCAGTTGGTTCTGCCGCTGTTAAAGTTGTTTCAAATGCGTTTTCTAAAAATCCTTCAAAAACTAAATTTGAACCGTTTAATGTAA